AAAGGCTCTCCAAATCTAATCAAGGCCTGATTCTGTTCGTCTGGACCTCCGACAATTTCAGGGGCTGCAATAACTAAGTAGTCATGAGCAGAGCTGTTAAAAACTGTGCTTGCGGCCAGTAGAGGATCAGAGAACAATTCAATGTCTGGAGTACCTCCACCCTTACCCTCGCCTGCGAGGAAGTTGTCAACAAAGATCTTTAATGCAGTAGTGGGATCGTAGGTTGCCGAGTAGTTCCAAGTGCCTAGAAGGTTTAACGCCAATGGAGACATTGCAATTCGGATTTTCTTTAACATATTTTGACTGGTTGTCAAAAATGATGCAATTTTTTGAGCCAGGGCGATATACATCGCATGGCCTTCTGTCCCAGACGCCGACGCGGCAATAGTTGTCAAGGAAGTACCGAAAGAAGTAGTCCCAGAAACGTTAAATAATCCATACATATTTAAATTAGAATTACCATAATAAATGATATAACTTTTCAAAATATCAAGAACCCACTTTGCATATTGCTGTTTGTGGGCGATAGGCTGGCCGTTAAAAGGGAAACTTGAATTAGCGTTTTTTGCTCTCTCCTGTTCCTCAATTGATAACCGATAAGTCACAGAAGCATTTAAAACTGCCTGAGACATTAAACCTGTCTGGACTTCTACGTCCTGGGCAGCATTAGCAGAAACGGCCCCCGTGCCGGTTAATGCGGCAAATCCAGAATAATCTTCAGTTGCAAGGCTCATTACTTCGGCCCATGGATTTGTGCCTGTGTAAGTTGTTACAAAATCGCTCGCACGGCTCCATATCAAAGGCTTTCTAAAGATGTCTGTGAACCAACCGATAGACCCAGGGCTTAAAGCCTGGCTACCGATAAGGTCAGGGGCAGCATCGCCTATACCCTTTGCTTTCATCCATGCAATATCATATTTCCCAGTTTTTGGGTTCTGTTGCCATTTAAATCTCAGCTTGTTTTCCTGTTTGTTCATGACAAGGCTTTTAACTTCCTGTGTCGGATAAATATTATCCCCAAACATCGAATCACCTACAAATAAAGGCTGGGACATCCCTGGGTCATAAACCCCAAAGTCTGCGCTGTCAGCAGGGCCAATTTCAAGCTTTGCACCTGCTAAGGCTTTAGAAGCCATTAAACTCATTTGATCTTTTGGGTGTTCCAGAAGGCCGTTAATATAACCTACAACCGTTGATAAACTTCCATCCGCTTTAATTTCCATTTTTCTACTTCCTTTTTAAATAATGTTCATCTGCAAGATTGTTCCCTGCAAACCTAATTCATCTGTATTTACGACATTCGCATTTAATACCGTCCACCCAGTAGGGGCGGATGAACCAGAAGGCAAGGTCTCGATATGCCCGTCTGTGTTGTTAAAAATAACCACTGCTCCAGGGACAGGCGCAATAGCTCCGGTGGCGGTTAAAGGAATATTATCGTAGGCATAAGGGCCACGGTATCCCACAGCTACTGGCTGGCCTAAGATTGGGTAAAAGCTATGAGCTGGGTCATTTTGCGCGATACCACCGTCAAATTGTAGAATGCCGGCAACAACTCCAGAAGTGGTTAAACCAACATACAACTCGTTAGGGGTTGCAGTGATCCTTGATAAAACTACTCCAAACACGCCACCAGATGCCGTGGTGTTGTTAGTCGATAAAATACCTCCGTATGACTGAGGAGCTTCGCCCTGGGCAACAACAGGTTTACCATTGATATTTGCCCCACCTTTATAGCCTGGGGCGGTAAAAGGCAATCCGCTTGTAAAAATCATTTACTTGTCCTCTCTTCTTAAATATTTCTTTGTGAATGGGTTTTCTTTGCCCCGTTCAATCTCATTAGAATCCAGTCTTGCATTAAACGGTGAATTGTCGCCTGCTTCGCCTTTCACTTTATCTTCTTCTTTAGGATTTTCTTCTTTTGGGGCTTCTTTTGGTTTTTCTTCTTCATCCTTAGCTTTGCCGTCTTTTGCTTCTTCCTCTTTTTTCTCTTCAGGTTCCCAGTCTGCTATCTTGCCACCATCTTTCATGTGGCCCGATAAGCCGCCCATATCCCCAAAATGACCGGCCTGCAAATGTTCATGAAAAGCTTTCCATTCTGCGGCCAATTCCTTAGACAGCTTTTCAACCTCTTCGTCCTCTTCAGTCTCTTTCTTTTCATCGCCATCCTTAGCTTTGCCATCCTTGGCTTTTGCTTCGGTTTCATTCGCTTCGGCAACTTCTTTCTCTTTTTCTTCTGCGTCAGCGTCTTTAGCTTTTCCCTTAAACATATCTTCCCCTTTCGCCTGCTCGTGGCTCATAATTTCTTTAATGCCTTCATCTTCAAGCTTTTCAAATAAATTTGTTATTACCAAGGCAACGCCTTGAGCAATTTCATCGTTTTCTTCCTCTGCAATTTTTGGCAAATCTTCAAAGTATCTATCTAAAACTTCCGTTTCCTTTGACATCGGGAGTTCATAGCTTAATATCTTGAGTTCATTTACTTTTTTGTCAAAATCCTCTTTGTTCAAAACTGTTCGCATTTTGACAAGGGAATCCATTCGAGTCCTAAACTCATTCGACCCCTCACTGTCCTTAATGCCTTCCAACATCATTTTGACAAGATGAAACAAACCTGAACTTCTTTTTATTGCATTATCCATAACTGCATCATTACCCCCTCTTCCTCTTGCTACCATTGCTAAATGATTAACGCTGAATATTTCATCCATAGTTATTTGATATTCTTGCCCATCAGAAGCTGTTCCAGGCTTCCATGAAAACTTCCCATAATAATAAGGCGATACTTGTTTTTGTCCTGCTTCATATAAAGCTAGACCCTCTTCGTCGAGTATATTAACGGTGGATTTTATTATAACTTCGTCTTTGCCTTCGGCCATTTCTACAATTGCCGTGTCACCTGTCCATCCCTTAGCCAGTAAGCTAAAGTTTTCTGGGGTCACAACCGCAACGTGATCTTTTATTAGAGGTAGTTTTGTGAACTTTTCGACCGCAGCTGCTAATACTGTAGCTGGGCGGTAAACGTTAAATATTTCTTGATTTTTGTATTGTTCAGGGATAGGGGGTAACTGAAAGCCTGGCAGCTCTCTTTTTAGGTACTGATAAACTCCAGAACGTGCAATAGCAACAGGGGTCTGTATCTTATCAGGCATTTTACCCTTTCGATTTGCCTACCCCCATAGACTTGTCAAGTCAAATAATACTTCTTTTTCCTATATTGTCAACGACTAGATTCTTTTGCCTTGCTATAAGCTATCGCTATAGCTTGTTTCTGAGGCTTTCCAGCCTTCATTTCGGTCTCAATGTTCTTAGATATATCCTTTTTAGAAGACCCGTTTACAAGGCTGTCTTGAGCCTTACCTTTGACTTTCATAAATCTACTCCTTAAAAACTGGGATTAATCCGCATCTGCAATTAAAACCCTGGTCTGGGACTTTATCAATAGCAAATATATTCCCCTTTAAAAGCTTATGTTCATTTCTAACTCTACCGTCCCCCACAGTTACCCATTTTACAAAAGGCACATCGGCTTGTTTATAGCTTGCTACGGTCAACGCTCTGTTAAACCGGGAAAACTGATCTCTAGCAAACATTTTAGAGAAATTCAAAGATTCTTTTTTAATGTTCGCCATAATATCCGTTAATCCGCTTAAATCTTCACGATCGCCAGATATCCATTCATCTATCATGGTAATAAACTTTTTTCTCAAAAACGATTGCCCGTTTTGGATTCGTTCTATGGACGTGTCCAAATATTCGCTTTTTATATCCTCTATTCTGCCTTGGAATACTTCATCTTTATCTAAAGCATAAGCTACCCTGTTTTTTAGCTTCTCGCTAGCATCCTCAAAAAACTGGCTAAAGAAATTGGTTTGAGCTTCATTGAACTTTGACATTAAATACTTGTTAATCTTTTCGTCGGTAGTTTTGAATATGTTGTTCTTTAAGGATTTCTGAATAATCCCAGCAATTACATTTAAAGGGTTCGCATCATGTAACCCAATTCCCTGATTTAAAGACTGCACCACTAATTCTTTTTGAACTTCCTCAAGAGCATCGTCAAACTCTTTGCGGATATACTTCGCTAACTGCATTTGAAGTTGAAAAGGCGGCAGGGGTATACCATGCCGCTTCATTCTTTCAAATCCTTGAGCTGTTTTAGCGGACTGTTTATACCCTGCTTGATTCTCTTTTGGAATTATCATTTTCAAACCTCGTTATTACTTGGTCTATGATTTCTTTTCCTCTTTTTCTTTTTTTATAGGCTTGAAATTTATAGCATCATGAAAACGGTTCATTGCTTTATCTTTTGGCAAAAAATCATTTTCATCTTCTTTTTCTTCTTCTTTTTCTTCCATTTAAAAAACCTCCGCTATTACTGATAAGAATCCGTGTTTTTCTACACTCGATACTATTCTAATCTTTTGTCCAGGTTTTGCAATATACTCCATTTCCTTACTCCCATACGATCCTATACCATCAGTAGGGGCCACAGGAGAATCTTTCGGAAAATCACACTCCATTACTATCTTAGGGTATCTAGCTTTTCCAACAATGCTAGCAGTAAAACTTGAGGCGACAGTATCATTTGACGTAAAAGAAGTTATCCCAGAAAGCTCATATTCTCCCCCCTCTTTAAAAATCTTAAACATTTCATCAGCTTGCTCTGGGTTCTTTTCTGCGAATGACTCAAGATTAATTCCTCTATAAAGAGTTTTATTTTCTATAAGCTTATTATCATCGATATATTTCTCGCAACCTTCTCTAATTTGTTTAAATTCTTCATCTCTTCCTTGTGGGTCTTTTCCTGTTCTAATGTAGTTATTTATTTTCTCAAAATCTTCTGTCGTGTAATTTTTAACAGCTTCTTTTACTTTTGGAGAAGCTTTTTTAATATTTTTATACTGTTTCACCTCTTCCCGATATACTTCCAAATCTTTCTTGAAGTATTCGCTACCATGACCAGCCCTTTCTTCTATTGTCCTTTGGAATTTACTTTCTCTGGCTCTTTGAGGTTCATCAACTTTAAAATGTTCAGAAAGTTTTTCTACTACTTTATCAGATTTTTGTTTGCTTTCTTCTGGGCTTTTAATTTTTGTTGATTCACTTTTTTCAGTTGTTCCACTTCCGCCACCTCCGCTAGTAAATTCCCCATTATTGCCTCTTGGGTGCTCGTTCTCTTCAAAGTCTTTATCCCCGATTCCCCAAAACTTGGCCCAAAACCCTTTTTTCTTAGGCTTTGAATCCCCCATGCCAAGTTTAGGGGCTGTATCAGCCCCGTTGTTTTTTGCATCCCCTTCAACTCCATCTGATTTTGTTCTAGTTTGCCCGCTTTCTCCTGGGTCAAAATCATCGTGTTCTGAATCGTCGTAGGTATCAAGATACTCCTGCATATCTTTAGGAATTTCGAGGTTATCAATAAACTGTTTAGCTATTTCTACCGCATAGCCTAACTGCATTCCTGCTGTGGTTGCCTGGGATATAAACCCTCCGAATGCTTGCAAACTTGTAGTTTTTTCGGCATTTGTCATAACTGTAGGGGAATCAAAACTAATCTTAACTCCATCCGCTTTTTTAGCTTGTGGGCTATCATACCCAAAACATGAGTTAACCAAAATCTTAATAATAGGGGCCAACTGAACTGTGGCTTCGTTTGCGCTTTGCTTGATCGTTGCCGCTTCTTTCAACGTGGTGTCCTCTTCGTTGTTAGAGAACCCAGTTGCAAGCGTATGAAACAAGATCGTGTCGGATATACCGCAATTTGCTCCCACGTCCTGCCGTGCAAGCATTACAAGTTTATCAAAGTCTGTGAAATGCCGTTCTATGGTCTTTATCTCGCCGTAGGAGTTCCACGTCTTCGGGTCTAATTGATTCCATTGCGCCATTTGCTTGCCATTAAACTCTGCCCACTGCTTCGCATACTGTGGACCGTTCTGCGCTATCATGCCGTCCATGGGGACCTCACGATATAAAAGGCTTAACTGCTGGCTTATGATTCCTATCGACCGGATCATCACCTCGTAAGTTAGCAAGCTCTGTATATATCCTTCATAATCGCTTACGCCCCACCCCATTTGACGCAATGCCCCCCAGTAAGGTAATGGCTTAGGTTTTAGTACGGCCATCCTGGAGCTATTTACGGTGAGCCCTGTGATCGGTATTGAAAAGTATT